GCCGATTAATTTCAGACGTGATTTCGCCGCCCCTGATATTCCGATACAGGACCGGAGCGGGGAGGACCTCACTCTAGATTTGGTTAACCAGTTCGATACCGTACTCAGGATGCTCAGTCCGGTTGCCTGGCTGATGGCTAGGCCGAATGTCCCGATCAGGGCGGCGATTAACCAACTAGCAGGTACCAACTTCTTTGAAGAGTATATAAATACCGTAGGCCCGATAGATGGCATTTACTCTAGGACAGCCCAGGCAATACAGGATTTGTTCGCACCGATAGGTATTGGGGAGGCTCTCGCGGGAGAGCTTCGTGAACAAGTACCAGGCCTAAAGGAAGTAATGCCTCCAGCCGGAGCTAGAGTAGGCAGCGCTGGTCGAATCTCAAAGGCTTTGTTGGGTCAACTGAGAGCCAAGACAACGCCGCAGCTAGAAAACCTTATGGTAGAGCGGGCTATCCAGGCTGACCCCGTAGGGGCCGAAGAGCTGAACATACAACCCGGGCAGGATTATCGTGGTTTGGCAGAATGGCAGAAGAACTTTGTAAATAAGCAGGCCGTCAACCAGCACCTCGTAGGGGAGCTAGGACTACGCGAGGAAGAACAAAAGACCAGGAAGTTAGACCCAATAGGGCAGTGGTTCAGGGACAAGCGGGATAGGCGTGAAGCCTATCACCAGGAACTAGGCAGGAAGGCAAAAGAAGCAAAGTCAAAGAAGTATGAATATGCGTGGTACAGGAAAAATGCTGAACGGATATCGTCTCAGTTCCACACAATTGAGGACCACCAAGTAGAAGATGCTAAGGAGCGATTCGGGGACAGTTTTATGGAGCAGAGAGTCCCTTCAGATGATACGCCTGAGCGCGTGATGGAACTGGAGATGTACGGTCTTCTCTATGCGGAAGATCCTAGTATCTATGCGAAGTATTTTCCGGGAGAGGAGTTAGTCCCCCTTGAAGTATCGGGTACATTCAATGGATTTGAGTATGGCCGACGAAAGAAGGCCCTCAATGCCGCGGCAGTTGAATCTGGGCTAGGGGAAGGATTTGTCGAAAGAGCCAAGATGGCTACTATGGCTAGGAGGGCGCAATCAGAAGGTTTGCCCGAGATAGAGTTCAATAGGTTAGCGGACAGGAACTACATCGGAGAACATTATTGGAGGTTAAGCTCCCATCCATTAATACTCAGAATATTCCCAGACGAAGCAATCAAGATTGCCTGGCAAAAGTATGTGTCTATGACAGACGAAGACAGGAACGAGGAAGATGAGAACCCGGAGAGCTATGCCTACAGTGGTCATGAGTACCAGGTAGCAGATGTTTTAGGGCTAAACGAGCTAACCTTCAAGCAGATACTCCAAGGACCTGTATCAAAACTGAGGGATGATGCGTGGGAGAGAGATCCAGAGTTACAAGATAAATTAAAGAAGTGGGGATATCGTACCAAGTCTCCCGGTTCTGGGATCGAATACTGGCTCCCCGGGACGTAGGCAATCAGCCACATATTGGGGCACTCAACTTGACAACCACAAGATTTTGTACTTATCCTAGTGCATGGAGGGAAATGCTATGACAACGGAGCAGGTAGAACAGATCACGCCACCGGCGCCGATATCGGACCCGGAAGGCCAGGTAGACGAGCAGCAGGCCCAGGTGCCTATGGGCGATGCTGTCACGGAACAGTCTGACGCAGCGAGTCCTGCCGCAGGGGCACCTCCTGCTGCGCCAAAGGAGGCACCCGTAGACAGTCAGCCAGCCCAGCCTATGCCCCAGCCTCAGTATTCTCCTGAGCAGTTGAGGCAGATGCAGCAGGCTACTGCCGAGTACCAGAAGGTACAGATGCGGGCTGCCCTACAGACCCAGGCCAATGAGTATAAGGAGCAGTTAGAGGCACAGGGTTACCTACCGGAACAGGCCGAGCAGGCCTCTGCCGAGTACGTGAAGTCCCAGGAGCGGCAGGCCGAGTTGATGCAACAGGCCGAAGCTTATGGAAGGCACATACAGGAAAAGCAGATGGCCGTGGAGCACTTCGTAAAGAAGTATAATCTCGGCATAGGCGACATGACTTCGCTCAGGAAGTATGAAGATCCTCAATCAATGGATGAGGCTGCGAAGAAGATGTCGGTCGATAGGGAGCGTGACTCAGAGTTGGCAAGGCTGAAGCAGGCCCAGGTGCCTGCCCAGTCGTTCGATAACAGTCAGGGCAACCCGCAAGTGGCTGCCGACGAGGGGGGCTGGCTAGATAGGTACAACGCTGGAGATAGATCGCCGAGCGCACAGTCGGCGGCAAGAAAAGCAGCAGGACTAGGTTAGCTTACCCAGGAGGTAGCAGGATATGGCACAGACAGCGACGACCGGCAATCTGGAAAATGCCCAGAAGATCATTATTGCGGCGAGTAGGTATACGGAGGAGCATAACGCTCCGGCTCTAGCTTTAATAGAGCAGTTTAGTCTCCCGAAGGGATCGAAGCAGGTCACTGTACCCAAGGTGGGCCAGATGACTATGTCTGATCTCACGGACGGGCAGGACATCGTGGACGAGGAAGACATCGGTATGACCACGGTTGACCTTACCGCGAGTGAGGTTGGCGCAAAGGTTATTCTGACCGATAAGTTGGTACGACAGGCTGCTGATAATGTATTCAGCATAATCGGGCGACAGTTGGGTGACGGCATGGCAAGAAAGAAGGACGGGGACGTTCTTGCTCTCTACACCAGCCTGAATGGGGGCTCCAAGTTGGGTGACGCAACCAAGTTTATGAAAGCATCCAACGTACAGGGAGCCATCGCTTACGCGAAAGCCAACAAGTTTGGCAACCAGCTTTATATGCTGCATCACCCGAATGCGGTTGCATACCTCTCCAAGGAAGCGGCAGTAGTCGCGTCCTCGGGTTCTGCTGCTGTACCGGAGGGCTGGTCGCAGGACTTGCTGGGTAACTTCTGGAGTGGCCTCCGCCCCATGAACAATGTGCCGATCTTTGAAGATGGCAACATTTCAGAGGATTCTTCCGGCGATGGCATCGGTGTCATAGCCGACAAGACTGCTCTTGCGGCGCTTAACAGCGTGGAGACGAGGACTGAGCGACAGCGCGATGCCTCTCTCAGGGCCACGGAAGTGGTAATGACCGCTGACTACGGCGTGTTTGAACTAGACGACAGCCGTGGCGCGGGAATCACCTTTGACGTAACGACTCTGGCCTCTAACAACTAGGAGCGATTATGGTCACCGGAATAACTGAACGTAACCAGATGAAGACGGAGCTAGTTAATCTTGGCTACTCTTTAAGGTACATAGACGAATGGCAGCCGAAGACTACCCTGTACCGGCATAAGGCATCCTATAACGATGAAGGCAAGATAACTGATGCCATTGGCACATCCGTGCCAAATGTACCGGGGAATCCTGATTACGTGCTGCGTAAGTCCAAGATAGGGTTATTCCGCTGGCCGCCTGGAGAAAACTGTGAGTGTAGATGGTGCGCTGAGACCAAGCAGGTGGTAGAGAAGCCCAGGACGATGGATGAGGCGCAAAAGGGGATGGCCGAGAATAGTAACCAAGGGGCTACTATACGACTGACGAAGCAAGCCAGTCAGGGCCGTCTCCAGAAATCATAGGTAGGATGCCGGGGGCGGCTGTAACGATAGGCCGAGGTCGCCCCCGGTAAAATAATTTCGGCTTATCGCAGGGCGTAGAACCTGCTCAAATGCAGGACCTTGAAGGAGGTTAGAAATGGCGTTTCCATTGACGGTGAATTTGTCTTACGGGATGGAGAAACGAGAGACATCTGATCAGAGACACAAGCTAGGTACCAGGGCAACTACCCCTGACGGTAGGGTCTTCTACTATGCCGAATGCTCCGGTACTGCAATTGGTACTGGCGGAAAGATAGTAGATGGTATAGCTGCTGTGGCGGCACATGACATGGACTTGGCGTCAGCCGCCGCGTCCGCAGGGGCGACCTCGTTCACTACGAGCACATCTCTTACTGTGACAAAAGACCAGTACAAAGATGCCTACGTCTACTTTAATGACGGTCCCGGTCAGGGTGAGATTTACAGGGTTAAGTCTAATACCGCAGTATCGGGTGCAACGGGCCTTTCGATAACCATTGACGAGCCGGATGGACTTGCAACTGCGTTGACCACAAGTTCACTTTTTGGCCTGATGTACAATCCCTACAAGGATGTAAAGATTATCGATGGTGACGGGACAATGACAACCGGTCCTGTTGGGGTCAGTTGCATGCCCGTAACGGCAGATTACTTCTGCTGGGTACAGACCGCTGGTCCCTGTTCTATCCTTTTGGGGGCTCAGGTCGATGTAGTCGGAGATGCCATAACCTGGTCGCAGCAGTCTGCTGAATCGGGTGCGGCAGAACGGACGGATTACTCAGATGAGGCGGATGTTGTCAACTTGGGTACTTCTATGGGCATACCTGCCGTAGATACCGACTACACTTGGGTGATGCTGAACATCAGGAGCTAAATGGTAAGCGAACTTTGGACTCCGACGGGGGTTACGGATTACTCTGTAGCCCCCGCGGGGCACAACGCTGAGACTGGCGGGTACGTGCAGCAGCACATCTTTCAGGTGCATGATCCTGTCACGGACAAACGGCACAAGTTCTGTGTCCTTGCGGACGAGGACACCTCGCAGGCCCACCTGGAAGATATGGTGGCGAGTGCCGTGGATAGGTGGCTTACCGAGGTCCGTCAGAAAGACCATAAGCCCGCTCCTACGCCTGAGCAACGTAAGGAGATAGGAAGAATTCTGAATGATATCAGGATGAGTAGGATAAAACGCACGGAAAGCTCCGATGGGCGTATTTACTACTCTGGACTAGAGGGAGAACATAATGGAAGACACGACAATTCAGGTTAACGAGCAGGACCTAGCCTCCGTTTTACAGAAGAAGATTGGCGAGAACGTCAATCTTCAGCTTCAGATAGAGGCGATGGCCCGGGTTATCGCCGATCAGAAAGCAAGGATCGTTGAACTGGTTAACGGGGCCGACTCTAGCCTCAACGGCAAGGAGGCGATAGAAGATGCCAACAGTAGGGAAGAAAAAGTTCCCCTACACATCCAAGGGTAAGCGGGCTGCGACGACCTACGCGAAGCGTACCGGCAAGAAGGTTAAACGAGCCAAGAAATACTAAAGGGGGGCAGTCATGCCTGTCATACAGGGCAGGACTCGCGCCCAGATACGCCAGTCCATCGGCTACAATCTCGGCGCCGTCTATGTGTCCTCTGCCAGCGGAAACGGATCTACTACCACAATAGTAGACAGCTCTCTTATAGGGGCCGACGATAACCACAATGGTAAGTGGGTCGTCTTCAATGATGCTGACGGGACATCAGGGCAGGTCACACGTATATCTGATTACACGTCGAGTTCTACGACACTTGCACTATCTCCTGCAATCGCAGCATCCTCGGCTACGGATGATACATACGAACTCTGGGATGATGAGTACAATCCCGCTGGGATCAACGACTTCATCAACCAGGCCATCATAGACGCCTCTGACAGGATCTTCGACCCCGTAGAGAGCCTTGCCCTGCACACGGACGGGCACCAGCTCCGGTTCGATGTGCCGTCAGGGCTGTCTATGCTCCAGAACATCTACTACCGTAGCAGCGTAGATTTCAAGCGTCTTCATGCCTGTGCGTCTACATTTGACGAGACTACCGACTCGGACTTCACACAGGCACTAGATACTAAGGATCGGCGGCAGGGGACCCAGTCTCTGAAGTTGACCATCGCTGCCGGCGCTTCTGCGGGAGACTTCATTGCCGATAGCATTACCAGTGCTGATATATCAGGATATGACTACGTCGAGATGTGGGTAAAGAGTACGGTAGCTACGAGTGCCGGGAACCTCAAGTTACACCTAGATAATGGGACGGTGACGGCAGACGGGAACGACCTTGAGAGCCTGGATATCCCTGCCGTCTCGGCTGATACGTGGACATTTGTGAGGGTATCACTTTCTAATCCCGAAAGTGATACTGCCATTGCCTCGATAGGGTTTGAGTATGACTCGGACCTCGG